GCTCTCGACTAATCGCGAGTATCGGAAAGATGTCCGTTATAAGGGTGCCGACGGTTACCCGGAAGATGGCCGGATCATAGACACGACAGCCATGCCGTTTGCCAGGAATGAGGCCGAGGCAGCCGTCTTCGTGAAGCAACTGGTCGAAGCACATGCGACGCAAGGATCAGGCGCGGCGCGAAAAATGCTCGATGACATAGCAGTGTTTGGAGCCGACGGGAAAATACCCGGTACATATTCCCTCCGTGCCGACGCCATCATCGGTGCCTTGGATGATTTCAAAGGACAGGCCAACCCGATTAATACAGCCAACTGGAACTTCATGGACAACGCCATGCGCGTTGCCCGAAGACAGCCGCTCACGACAGGCGGTGGACAAGCGGCTTACAAGACCAGCCGCACGTTACGAAACATCAACAGCGTGACGCTGCTGTCGTTCACGACACTAACCTCACTGCCCGATCTCGTACTTCCAATCATCCGCTCCGGCAGCTTCAATGCTTGGCGCAAGGGTCTTGCCAAGTATGCGCTCGATCCCGAATACCGCCAGATGATGAAGAATGTCGGCGTGGCGATGGAGAACATCATCCACGACAGGATGGTCTACATGTACGGCGCGGCTGACGGTAAGACAACGCACGCCTTCTTCAACGCAACAGGGCTGACGCCATGGACGGACATCAACCGCCAGATCGCTGGCGCGACAGCCATCGAAGCATTCGACGCAATGCAGAAAAAGACCCTAAAACATTGGGACCAGACTAAACCTCTGGCCGAGCAGAACCGACAGTTCAAGACAGCCTACCGCTTCTTGAAGCGCTACGGCTTGTCCGACTTTGCGCATGGCCAACGGCGGGGAACGGAGGCACTCGGCAACCCAGCTCTGCTCGACGGAGACATGGCCAGCGACGAGCTTCGTCGTGGGATCATCAAGTTCGCCGACGAGACTATCTACGCGCCTAACCCGAACGACATACCCCTTTGGGCGCAGACACCATTTGGTGCGATGGCATTCCAATTGAAGTCGTTTCCGCTGATGATGATGCGGTTGTCAGGTTACGCGGCCAGCGAAGCATTCCGCCACGGTAACTACAAACCCCTGATCTATTTGAGCACGCTCGGTCCTGCCGTTGGGGCTGGAGCCATTGGCGTCAAAGACATTGTTCAGATGCGTGGCGGTGAGGAGAACAGAGATGTCGATGTACGCCGAAGGAACATCTTAAAGACACTCGGCTATGACGAGAAGGTTCATGGTAACGAGCAAGATTTCCTTGGCTGGTATGCCGAGGGGGCGATGCACATGGGAGCCATGGGGATTTTGGCCGACAGTCTTGGAGCTGCTGCGGGGGCAGTCGAGAACGGTACATACGGCAAGAACCGCCTCGCTTCTTACATCTTCGGGCCGAGCTTCGGTTTGGCGCAATCGGGGATAACAGCCGTTGCCGGAGCATGGGACGCAGCGACCGGAGGAGAAAACAGCAACGCTAAAGAACGGGCAGCCGCTCGCGAAGTAATCACTCGTATCCCTGTCTTGGGCGGTGTCCGAGGTGCGCGAGAAGGACTGGTAGACACGCTTATTGGTGAACCTAATCGGGGTAGTGGGTCGTCTGGGTCGGGTGGATCAGGCGGCTCATGGGGCAAATCGTGGGGAAGCAGTTGGAACTAACCGGATTAATGTTTTGGAAAGCAGTTGAATGGATGACACCACCTACGACTGGGCCGACGACAGCAAGCGCTCATGGCTCGTCGCGATTGAGACGCTGCGAGCAGACTATCTCGCCAACCGAAAAGAGGGTGAGAATGCGAAAGAATTTCTGGACCGTAAGAAACAGGAGACAGTAGATGCTCGGAATAGCTGAATCAGTAATAGGCGTGGCAGGCAAAGTACTAGACAAATTCGTTGAAGACAAAGATTTAAAGACGAAACTAGATGCCGAACTTAGAAAAGAAATGATCTCGCTTGATGCTTTACAAGCACAATCAAATGTAGAAAGTGCGAAGCATTCTTCTGTGTTCGTGGCAGGAGCGCGTCCTTTTTTATTATGGGGAACTGGGTTTGGTCTTCTCTGGGGCACGCTCTTCGGACCAATCGCGGCATGGGCCTGTGCAATTTGGGCACCCGAAGTTGTCTTGCCTGCCATCGAGACAGAGCAGCTCACCACCCTTGTCATGGCGTTGCTCGGCCTTGGTTCAATGCGGTCCTACGACAAAGCCAAGGGCACTGGCCGGAACAGTATGAGAAACTGATATGTTTGCACTATCAGCACGCAGCAAAGCCAACCTGGAGGGCGTAGACAGCCGTTTAGTCGCTGTCGTGGAGCTGGCAATAAAGCACACGCCAATTGATTTTGGTGTGATCTGCGGCCTGCGCACTGAAGAAGAGCAAGCCGCTCTGTTCAACAAAGGTGCCAGCCAGATTAAGCAGGGCGGCCCTCATGTCGGTGGCCGCGCTGTCGATCTCATGGCGTACATCGGCGGGCGGGGATGTTGGGAGCTGAAGGTCTACGACGACATCGCAGACGTGATGCGAGCTGCTGCAATTGCAGAGGACGTGCCTATCCGTTGGGGGTGCTGCTGGCACATCCGGGACATTCGTTCGCACTCTGGCACGATGGAAGACGCGATGAACGGTTACATCGATCTCCGCCGATCAGAAAGGCGGCGTCCCTTCCTCGACGGCCCGCACTTCGAGGTCAGCGGTTGAGGTAATTTCGCCGCCGATCCCGCCGTAGCCACAGATGTCCACCCACGAATCCTCGTGATCCATTTCTGGCTCAAGCGGGTTTGCTAGACGGGCGAGCTTCATGCCGATCATGGCCAGAACTACCTGTTGAGCTGACACTTCGATGCCAAAAATAGCGGACCAAATTTTTGCGATCCGCTCGTGGTTCGCCTTTGCTGGCCCGTAATTTTTTGCCCGGTCACCGTTGATAAGGTTCCGAGCTTTCTCAAGTATTCGGTCGCGAAGCCGCATCTTCTTCCTTGAATAAATCTGGGTGGTCAGACGGTTGGTCATCTAGCTCCAACGATGTTCGGGTTCGAGCGTCGATGTCCGCTTCAATCATTCGTTTCTTATGCGACAATTCGGCATTGTGCTCCTCCAGGAAGCGCTTCTTCGTCATCGCCTTATTGTATTCGTTGTCTGTGATGTCGATAACATCGACCCGCATTTTGATTGAGTTGATCGCAACACAGTTTAATTCGATCTCTCGCATGACGAGAGACCTAGCCTCCATTTGTTTCATGTAGTCGCTTTGCTTCATTGTTTGTCCTTTGGTTTGAAGGGCTCGAACATGGCGCAGACATCGACAGCCTCTTCGCCTGTCTTGGCGCACGTCCAGAGACCTTTTGCGTTGGGCTGCGCGTGGGCGCAGCCCGTACATGCCTTGTGTTCCAGACCCTCCCAGCAAACGCTTCGGTGAAAGCAAGTCTTGCATCGCCAATCCGTCGGGTCATTGCTGATCTTTTCGGCTTCTCCGTTTAAGACAGCCGATACTTTCTGCTTGAGGAATGAAATTTCCAGATCGTCAGACACGACAATCTCGGCATGGTACGCACTGTTGTTTTTGTTGATTGCTATGAACAACGTCTCGCCCATATCGCTCATGGCCATCATCATTTGAACTTGCGCGTAATAACGAGGGTGCGAAATCTTTACGCCCGATTTCAAAAACTTTTTAAAGCTGGCGTCGTTCATCGATTTAATTTCCAAGACGCGCACGACACCATCGTCCAGCTCGACGTGGCCATCCATGTGGCACACGAGATGGCCGCCGAGTTCCGAGTAAGCGTGTTGCTTGCCCGTCAATCCGTCGGCTTCCCAGACGCGAACGTCTGCTTTCTTCTTTAGATCGCGGACGACGAAGTCTTCCAGCATGTGGCCAAAAGCAAAAATTCTTTGGAGTTGTGGGGGAGGCTTGTCCTGCGGGGCAGCGCGAAGGGAGAACGCAAGGCGCGCAAGGCAATCCTCCCCCACGATGGACGCACCAATGTAGTCTCGCGGTGTTTGGGCGGGCGTGTCCGCGTAGCCATTATCAATGGCCTCGACTACATCTTGGGCGTCCATAATCTTCATGCTAAAACGGAATCTCGTCGTTAAGGCTGTTATCTGTCTTTGCCTCAGACCCTACCGGCATGAAGGACTTGATTTCGCTGTACTGTTTTTGCGAGCCATCCTTAGCCGTGTAAGGCTTACCCATTCCGATGAAGACACGGCACGTAAGTCCATTCAGTGTCTTCATATCGGCGGGCTTGTCTGGTGACGGGTGGCCAGCAGCAATGAGGAATTGCTTTAGCTTCTCCCGTCCGATCCGCACGGCAGCTTCACTGAAGCCGTGCATACGAAAGTCGTGGCGGATGTCTCCGCTCTTGCCATCGTCCGCGAAGACAACGCGCACAACCTTCTTATTACCTTCGAGCGTTTCGATGGTCGCGTCGCTTGAGGACACCGTGTACTCACCCGGCGACAACCGGGACATCCGTTCATTCACCTCGACATCAGACAGATCGAGGTCGCTAAATCCATTCCACTCACTCATTTCTTTTCTCCTGCTATTTTCGATAAAAGTTGGGTTACGTCGTCACATTCCTCAAAAGCCTTCAG